TCAATTCCTCGCCAAACCTTAAGCCCTTCTTTAGGAGCCGTTATCGCCCGGGAATCAAAAAATCGATCCATCGCGAATATTTTCGACTCTACTTCTGCTTTAGCTTCACCAGTTAATACATTGATTCCTCTTAAATGCTCGTTTATATCTGTATAACCCTCGCCTTTATAATACTCAAAAGCTTCATACCCTTTTTCGTCAAGAAAATCTTCTCCCAGATCTTCAAAAACTAAATGTCTATCCTCATATCTCTGAAACTGTTCTCTCCCAGATGGAAGAGAGTACTCTCTTGCAGCTTGTTTACTTTCAAATTGTTTAAGCGGTTCTACTTCGACAGAGGCTTTCTTCTCAGGTACGACAAACGTTACTATTGTACAACGACAGTTGATGTCGTCTTCAGGTGTACCCATGGCACCCGGGTGAGGGCCCCGTCCCCCTGTCTTGGGGTTTACAAAATCTTCGTCAATAGGTACTTCTTTACCATCCATATATTGATGGGAAGCCCGGACTCGTTCATCTCTGGAACTAACCCATCTTTTCATCATCTTGTGAGTGGTTTTTTCAACTGCTTTAACAGCGGTATCGTATCGGGCTTGTTCGTATACCCGGTGACCTTCAGTACGAACTATGCGACTAGATTTAACAAAATCTCCCTCCAATACCTCAGAAATGGATTTAGCCATCTTGTTATAGGTATCCCCGCGATGGATACCTTGAGTCAGAGTACTGTTTATTTGACGAACAATCTCTGCACGATGAGCTCGTAGACGTTCGTTCAAAACCATTCCGGATAGATCATTCTGGACAGCTTTCTTCGTGAACCCAACTGAAGGAACTGTACCCAGTTTGACGTCCGGGAGAATGATTTTGAGTTTTATGACCTCGTCTTGGTATGATTGTTTGTACAGTTCAGTGGTGGTAGCACGAATCTTGTTATCTATACGGGTTTGGTGGTGGGATACTACTTCCTTTATCTCTTGCTTGAGTTTGTCTAATCTACCATATTTTGAGAGATCTGTATAGTTTATTCTTCCACTAGCATCCGCGTATTTCTCAAAAACGGTGGAGAGTTTTGATTTCACTTCCTTGCTAAAAGTAGCGTAATCAGCCCCTATTTCACGTAGCTGGTTCCGAAGAAGTTTATCCATCTTCGGATCTAGGGATACCATGGATGGGTTACTCCTCTTCTATATCGAAGTCAGGTTCACGCAGGAATTGAGCTAAATCAATTTCGTCTTCGTTCTGTCTAGCTACTTTCTTTAGTTCTGTTACCGGGTCATCGATGAACGGTAGCCTGGAAATCAGGGTTTCGTCAGATACGATTCCACGGAGTTTGGTGATCATGGTAGCAATCTCGTCACTGTTCTCAGGGACGTTGCGAGTGAACGATATGCTGATATCACGCCAATCATATTTAGGCCCAATTGTACCCAGATAATTACAGATGAGTTCGATCCGTCTCTGTAACGCTTTCTTGAACTCTCTCTCTTTCTGGGATGTGTTCTGTTCCATACCCCAGAGTTTGTACTGTAAAGCAACTCCGGAAACATTGCCAGCAAACTGTTCATCTGTAAGGTTAGCGGTATTACTGAATTTATGAATATCTTTGACTAGCCGTTCCTTGAACAATTCTACTCCAGTATAATCCTGGGTTTTGATTAACCAATCTGCGTCACCGTCTCCCTGTAACAGTATAGCCCGGTTCCTTTTCATAGAGTTGATAGTTTCGGTGTCGGTGGCTCCCATGTTCTTGATTTTGAGGTAGGCGTCCGCAAAGTACTCGAAATCGTTGGCTGTATCAGATTGAACTTTGTCGTACGCATCAATCAGAGAGAGAACTTTTTCAAAATCGCCTAGCTTTTCATCATTGTTTGGGAACTCGATTATTGGTACATCTTGGAATGGATGGGATTCGGCATCAATCTCTATTAACGAAGTTCTGTTAGTACCTTCGTAGTAAACAATTTTGTCTGCTGTATATAGTTCGGCTTTTAGAGTCTTACCTTCATCCTCGTACCAGTACCGAATAGCGTATAACGGGTTTGGGACAATGGAGTTATCGTAAGCCATGATCAGGTTTTCTGGATCGACTGCACCAAACCGAAGTTGAGCGTCTTCATCAAAATAGAGAAGTTCGAATGCAGTGCCCTTGATCCCGGCAGTTTTCGCTAGTTTGACGTTCTCTCGCTGTTCGTCGTTGTACTTGAAAATCTCCAGGATGGTATCTACGAAAGTCTCGTCATCTGCTGTGTATGTAATTGGTTTCCCCAGAAAGTAGCCGAGGTTCACGTCTACGATGTAACCAGGAAAATTGTTGATAATCCTGTTATCGGGTTTGTTGGGGTCGGTGACTGGACGATGTAAAATCCCGTAATGGTTGCCTCTGTAATATTCCGCTAGTTTTTGGTACCTGGTGATATCGTGTTGTTTGATGAGTTCGCTTACTTTCTTAGCCGTGATTTCTTCCATGGTTATTGTTTCCTTCCTTAAAGAGTTTCTATACTTTTCAGTATAACCATATATTCGTACTCAATACTTCGGTTACTTTGTGATATGTCCCGTCTCCAATATGGTAGTGGTACTACCTGGACAATTTCAAATTGATCAGTATCGATTTCAACGATTCCAGCTAGTAAATCGTCTATGTTGCTAAACGTTTGAATTTCGTATCCTGTCATAATTTTTCACCTTATTATAATCCTAGTAACTTTTTGTTGAATGGTAATACATCTGAAATACGGTTAAACTTACTTAATGCTTGTGTAGCCGCATCTACCTGGTCAGCATAAGTCCCGTTCGGGAACATGGCTGCTTCTTCAATAAAATCGTTTACCCATGGAGCTATATGTGGGTGTGGTAGGTATACGTTCCCACTCTCTATCTCCGGGGTAACAGCATAAGCCCGTGATTCTTTGCTGCCTTCTGGTTGAACTGGGATAAGACCGGGTACCCTGCTTTTCAATACCGAAATAACAGCAGGGCCGTTCGCCTTGTCCTCTACCCATTTTGTACGGGCTTCTGGCCATTTCATGGTTAGGGTTAGGACTGCTTGAATAGATCCAACGAAATCCAGTTTCTCACGGATCTGGTCAAGTAGGTACCGGTTAGCTCCACTTTTAGCCCATACCTGACCTGCTACATAGGCAGAACTTTTAGTATCTTTGAACGCCATGTCCCAGGACTGTACTTGTTGTTCCAGTTTCTTTGGTAATGGAATTGCTTCTATTGATACAAATTCACCGTATTCATCCCGGACTGTGACTGGGGGTAGTTTCTGGCCCGGGTAGCACCAGTATCTCCACCAATGACGTTTCAGGATAGACCCTTCTTGTGAGGATGGTTTCTGTTGGTATAGAGCTGACCAGACTCTGGTACCTACTGCTTCTTTTGTAGCTTCCATCCATTTGTGATCGTAACCGTGTTCAGGCCAGAGTGGTTCACCCACTTCTCTACCAAGAGGATCGTTCTCTTCCGCTTCTGCTGGTAGTGATACCACTGTCCATAAATCTGATTCTGATGCTAATAGTCTACCTACTAAATCATCTTGATGCCATCTTGTCATGATGATAATGATAGCCGCCCCGGGATGTAACCGAGTGAGAAGAGTGTTTTGCCATTCATCCCATACCTTTTCTCGGTAAGTGGCGGATTCAGCTTCTTCCCGATTCTTGATTGGATCGTCTATGATGAGTAGATCAGCACCCTGACCGGTAATCGGGCCACCTATACCAGCACTGATCATCCCTCCTGTATCACCTTCTATATCCCAGCTGTTCATGGAAGCATTTTCAGTAGAAACAGATACCCCGAACAGTTCTTGGCCAAACTCTTCTACTTTACGACGATTAGATCGACCAAACCGTCTGGCTAAAGCATCTCCGTAACAAACCATGATAACTCTACGAGATGGGTTTCTGCCAATGAAATAAGATGGGAACGTTTCAGATACAGTCATGGATTTAGAGTGACGGGGTGGCATGGTCAGGATTAGACGGTTGATATCCCCTTGTTCTACTTGACTTAGTAGTTCACCTATGTAATCTGTGTGCCTGGATGCTATATGCCTACCCCTGTGTACGTAATGTACGTAGTAGGGGTAATCATTCGCCGCTAGAGCCGTCCGTAATAGCGGGTCGGAGAATTTCTCGAAGTTTTCTGGCAACGTCTGGGTGATGTTGGATCACTTCCTGGATGATTCGGTATTCATGTTGCTGTCTCACATCTACTCTACCTGAGTATTCTACATCTTGTTTATCTTTCCATTGACCAGGTCTCCTATTTTTCAACCAGAATATCTGAGCGGTAACATTACCGTTCATAGCAGCCTTATACAGGGCGTTTTCCACTTCATAATCTACTACTTCTTTAGTCCGTTTAAAGACTTCGTTGAACTCGTC